TATTCTGTTACGAGGAAACCATCCGAAACCCTAAGCAGTGTTTAGGCTGCTAATGCGAACTGTGCGTCGTTTGCGTTTACGGTGTTTTAGTTTTTATGTCTTCTCTGACAAGTTGTCCACTTCTGTACTTGTTGCCCTGTCGAAACCTAGTCACCCCCATTAGGAAGGACACCAGCCCTATCTCTGACTTCTGTGCGAAAGAAGTACGCAATTTAAGGGTCGCACCTGATCGTCCTTTCTGGTGGAGGTGGGGAGAATCGAACTCCCGTCCAGAACACTTTTCTAGTTGCTTCATACAACCATATCACAATTATACATTATTTATCAGTGGGTGTCAATTATTAATTCTAATAACCAACACGAATCTTTCTTTGTCTGCAATATTGGTGTAATGTTTAAAATCAATGCCAGCAGAAGCAACAACCATCGTACCAACAGTTGGTTTTATACTTATGCCTTGATTGGGATAGCATAACTCACCACCAGTAAAATTATCATTTAAAAACAAAACAGCAGTGCGAAGCCATGGTTTGACAATTACAACTTTACCATCTTTGACAATTGCATTATCTGCATGTGGTGGGTTAAATGCACCAGTATTATACTTTAGAACAGAAGCACCCTCAACATCAAACCCATAAGTCTCACTTATGGTTTTCACCAAGTCATCTTCTGCACATCTAGCTCTACGCATACCATTAAATGTATATTCATTTATTGTATTCGTAAAATAAACTTCTTTCTGTTCAACTGAGTCAGGATCATATGTCTTCAACAAATAATAACACTTATCCTGATCTAGAACATTAGGAATCACTTCCAACATTTCCACGTTAAATACCTTTTTGGTTTTTGTAATCTAGTCTTAGTTTTCTGAATCCACCGATCCAGTTGTCTCGTTTCTCAATAAAAAGTCTTGGGTCGTCATTATCGACAGCCATGATGATGACAAGCCGACCAATAGGTATTCCTGTTCTTTCCTCGAAAGCAACTGCGTAAGCAGCTGTCTGCATAAAGTATTGATGGATGTCATCTCTGTCTTTTGGTTTGGAAGATGTTTTAAAATCAATGACGGATAGTTTTCCTTGAAACTCAGCAATACAATCTACTGTTCCAGCAACTTGGAGAAAGTCAGAGTAGAGAGGACTTTCTAGAGCATGTATATTGTCTATGTCTTCGAGCCAGAATGATATACTTTCAAATAACTCTCTATCGAAGATATCAGGCTCACATTGCTCATTGCGGAGATATGCTTCGCAGAGAGAGTGGATTCTTGTTCCACGTGCACTTGCTCTTGCTGAGATTCTGTTGGCTTCTTCATCTCCGACTCTTCTGCGCCACTCTGCGATCCCTTTTGCTGTGTGCAATCCTGTGATTGTTGTGACGCTTGGATAGGCTCGACCCGATGGTGTTTTGTAGACTCTCGTACCATCGGGGCTTGTGTCACGTTCGAGTTTAGGGAAATCATGATGTATAAATGTTTTCATTAAGTCAGTAGGTGGATAGCCTCATTATAATGTTTAATTCTATCTTCAAGACCAATGTATCCACCATTGATTTTTCTGGTCATTGTTTTGATATCACCGATGTCTGCTTCGTGGTTCAACTTGTTCTTATTCCAGAACCAAATAGCTGACATAAGAGCAAAGTCACGATCTGCTGTAACCCAGTCTGGATTCTCAACGACGTTCTCCCAGTCCTCAAACATTTCTTTAGCAAATGCTGTATAGTTTGCACGACCAGTCAACTGAATTGGACCACGTCCACGAAAACGCCAACCATCGCCAGATTCAGGTGAACCATTACCCATGCGGTTAGCATAGATTTTATTCGCAATCATTTCTGGTTTGCGAGCATAAGGTTGTGCAGACTCAAGTGTAGGGAAATACTTCTTGAAAATACCATTCAATCCCTGTGCTGAGTAGTTTAAGTTTTCTTCAAATACTGTCCAACCACCAGACTCATGACCACACTGCGCAAGGAATGCTGCAATTCGATGCGGTGTATTAATCTCGTATGTTGGAAATACATTACTCATTGACTCTGCCCAAGAGTTTGGATCTTGTGCTCTCGGGAATAGGTGTCTAAATTGATCTCCAGTTATCATTTTTTTCTGTCCTCGTAATCTTCGTATTTGAGTTTAGCCAAGATATAATCTTTGACCAGTGATGAACGAACAATATCATCTACGGTAAATTCAATACGAGTAAATGCCTTCATATGCTGGGCAATGTCAAAAAATTTCAAGATACCTGTAACATCGTTCTTACGCTTATTTAGATCAGTCTGACGATAGTCTCCACACCAGATAATCTTAGACATGTGACCAACACGTGTCATAACTGTGTCGATCTCTTCATAAGTTAAATTCTGCATCTCATCAACGATAATGATAGCATTATCAAAAGACATACCACGAATGAAGGAAGTGGAGATAAACTGAATATGTCCCTGTTCTTCTAAACGATCCCATGCGTCTTTACGATCAAACAGTTGATGACAAATTTGACGATATGGTTGTTCATAAATTTCCATCTTTTCACCGACATCTCCTGGAAGATGACCAATCTCACGAGATTGTACTGCAGAACGAACTACAATAATTTTATTAAATGGATTTGATTTATCGAGAACTTCTTCGATCGCTTTGTAGAGAGCAATGAATGTTTTTCCTGTACCTGCTACACCATGTAATGCTATAAAATAGTCACCTGTTTTGTATGCATCAAAAAATAATTTCTGGTTGTCAGTTAGTGGTTGGAATGTTCGTAAATTATCTAATCTCAATCTTAATTGATTACTGCCAACTGGTTTTGACTCACGTTCTTCATTATTAATTTCTATTACTTTTTTTGCTGCGGACGTACGAGCCATTGAATATCCTTAAAGTTGTGATGATGATTTGTCGAGTTGACTTCCTGGAGTTTTTTCGTGGATTCTTTGTAGCACCTCCTTAAATCCTGTATCATATTTTTTAACAGCTGAAATGTGATCACCAGTGAACGCAGGTGCGCCAGTAATAACTGTTTCTAGATTGGGGTTTTGACTGAGAAATTCTTCACGCTCAGCGATGCGCATAATCTTATCAAAAACTTCGCCTGATTCTTTATTGCGAAAACTATATGTTGGCATAATATCTCCTTACACTTTTATTTATACATTTAGATTGAATGCCACGACAATTCTTTCTTCAGAAATCACACTACTTGGCACTTGATGATCCAACCAACTTGGCCACATCAATAACATACCTTCTGTGGGATTAATAACATACTCAGATAGTAGACTATATCTTTCTCTTCCACTTCCAAATATTGGTGGATAATGAATGAATTTCCAATAATCTCTTGGATCATTGAAAATAATAGGAGAACAATTTTGTGGAGTTTTTAAATAGAAACATCCAGATAATACAGATTCTGGATGTGAGTGGACAGGATGTGCACCACCAGTTGTTATTTTATTGAACAGATAATATGGATCAAGTTTCCACTTAGAAGAATCTATACAATGGTCTTCAAAGTATTTTCTAGCAGTAGATTTTAGAAATGAAGATAACTTATCTAATCTATTATCAGTTTTCTGCTTCAATCCAGCTGTGTTTACATTATATGTAGAAATATAATTCTCTTGATTGGAATAATTCGAACCAAGAGAATTTATGTAATCAATAGCAACAGGTAATATTTCTTGAGAGAGTTCCCTTTCAACACTATAGAATAGTGGAGTTGGAAACATATTGATATAACTCATGTTATCCAAGAAGGCGCTTGGCGATTTTTCCAAGAGAACATTCGTGTTTTGTCGCCAAGATAATAATTTTTATAAGACTGAATAGAATCACCAGCTACTTTATAGTGGTCTGGCATGGCTGGAGTTGGCTCAGTAAATTCTGCAATGGGAATATTCTTTGGAGGAATCATTAGCTCAGAGTCCAATCGTTCACATGCATGATGTTTACCATATCGATGTGTATACTCATTACACAACCATCCGAACAATTCATAGAGCCAAATATAATTTGCTTGTGATTGCCTCACCCAAATAGCAGAGGGATGATTAATATGAGTAGCACTATACAATATATCGTTACGATCGTCGGAGAGAATGTATTGCTGTTGTTTGCGACCAGACTTAGATAGACCAATAGTGAGAATACCGTCGATAACACGATGGGCAGTAGAAAGTAGTTGTGCATATTCTAAAATCATTTTAACGCAGTGCTTATCCACATGCATTTCTGCGCAGGTTTTAGGATCATTGTGGAGATAAAATATATTCATAGTCACCAATGGCGAATCACGCCAGCAATAATAAAGAAATTTGTAATGAGATAGCAAGCAAGAATAACAGTACGAATGATAGCAATTCTATCAGATTCAGAATCGTTGCTCCCAGACTTTTCACCTAATGCCTTACACCACAGACGCCACATCGCCAATCCTTACACGTGGAACATCTTGCCAAGTACCATGGATTTTAATGTTACCGTATTGATCGTGGGTATTGCGTTTTACTTGTAAAGCAACTTTAGTGATTTTACCATCTTCTACCTGCTCAACTACCTGAAAATCATAACTGATTGGTTCAGGCATTGTGATGGATGGTGCCATTGGTGTTTGAATTGGTGGGGCTGGTGGAACAGTTCCAAAAAATGTATTTGTTGTTAGATTCATGATATGATCATCCTAATTAAACCGATTGTATCGATAGTTGTCAACAGAATGTAGTTAGCCAACATGCCAAAAGATTGCCTAGTCCAAGCAGCCCAAGCATACAAGGCACAACCAGCAATCCAGACAGGATAAAGAGCCAGAAGCGGAGGGTTGGGGACTGTGAGTGCCATAGTGATACTACAGCCAATACTAATAGCCCAAGCAAGCAACTCAACAAAAAAGCGAATTCTGTTAGACTTAAAATCATCTTTTATCCATTGTATAGTTGGTGCAAAAATATCAAGCATATGTACCCATATCATCAAAACCAAATTTTAGTGCATGCATCCCAAGAATTCCACGAATAACATCGTGGAGTTGTTGAATGCTGTCTTGTGCAGTGGTATGCAGAATGCCATGGCCACCTTTTTCATTGAAAGGACGAATGCAACCTATAGAATCATCAATCAAAATCGCATGGTCATGCGCATATTGAGATTTTTCTTCTTTGGAACGCACAAAATTAGGTTTGTAAGGAATATTGTGCTTGTTCAACCACGTGATTTTTTGTGATTTTGCTTCATTTCCCTGATGAGAGTCAAAAGTGCCCATTGAAGTCAGCATCTCAACCTTAATACCATCAAGTTTTGACACATAGTTCAACAATTCTTGTGCGTCTGGCATGAATTCCAGGTCTTCAAAAATTTTATATGTGAAAACAGCCTCACGAAACTTCTTTCGATCAGCTTTTTCGGGGTCTAGTTTGCGATATGCCTTGTCAAAGTTGCAAAGCACGCCATCCATGTCTAAGTATAATGTAATCATAACAATATTTTACCTCAAAAATCATAAAAAATCAAGTTTTTTGCACAAATTTTGACAAATCAGGTGGTTTCCAACCTTCTGGTTTCAGAATTTTGCCGTCTTCACGTCTACGAACCTTGCCAGTGACAGGATCAACCTTTGCCATATTAGTTCTAAGCACTTCATCCCATGCTTTTGTAACATCAAAACCCTTCATATGACAAAATCCAAGTGTTACCCAGATTAAATCCATGCAGGCATCAAGTTGTTCAACATCATCTTTGGCATTTCTTGCTGCAATAAACTCAGAAAACTCTTCTACCATCAAATTATGATAGA